GGTCATCTTGGCCTTGCGCTGGTCGCGGCTCAAACCGCGGAACGCCTTCTTGTCGTCGTCGGTTTTCAAAGTGTCGTGGAACGACTTCTCGTCGTCGCTCATCGACGCTTTGAGGATCTCGGCTTCCGCCTCGCGCTTGGCGAGTTCGGCGAGAATGACGGTTTCGGAGGCCGTATCGGCGAGCCCCAGCGCCTTGGTGATTGCGTTCGACATGATTTCCTCATGGCTGAGTTCGCCCGGACCCTCCCCGGACAGGGATTTTTCGAGTTCGCCTTCGACGTGCTCGGAAAATTGCTTGATGGTTTCATCGATCGCCGCATCCTTGTCGGCGACGGCATCGTCGTCGACGATCGACTTGAGGCTTTCGGTCAGGGCACCGTTGGCGCGCGCGAGCGCTTTCGTCAAGGCCACGAACTTCGCGGTCGGCTGACCGTCGCGCTTTGCCGTCGAGACAGCGAGAAGCTCGTTGATCTCTTCGGTCGCCATCGCCTGAAAGATGGGGACGCCCTGCTTCAGCCAGGAGCGCAACGCCGCTGGCACTTGCGAGTTGTCGCCCTCTTCCTTGGCCTCATACTCGGACGATCGCAGCAGATATCCGAGCGACGAGATCAGGTCGGCGAACCGGCTGACGCCGTACATGTCCTTCTCTATCGGCTCATCGCGCTTGGCAAGCAACGCAACCGCCCCGGGATTGGCCGGACGATCGACCAGCGACATTTCCTTCACCAGCAGGTTCTTGAGCCAGTTCGCCATGAATGGAATCCCTTGATCAGGCTTCGACGCGGCGGGCGCGGCCGCCAAAACTGAAGGCCTTGAGGTCGCCCGACTTGACTCTTTTCCACACGTCGTCACTGGTCACGTGGTAGCCGATGAACCATCCGACCTTCTTGAGGTCGATGCCCAGCGCCTTCTGCAGGTCGGGCGTGAACACGATGCTCTCGACGATATCGCCCGTGCCCATCGTCTCATGCATGTCGCCGCCAACGCGGTAGAACTTCATGAAGTCCCGCGCCGCCTTGGACAGCTCCGCCAGATCGATCTGGTCGTCCTGCTTGTCGGTGACGACGATGCCGGCTTCCTCGATCACGGAAGCCCAGCCCCATACCATGCGCTCGTCGTCATCGACCTTGGAGATCGGGATCGATACCGACCATTCGGCGTCGCGCTTCTCCGCCGTCGTCTGGGCCTTCGGCTTCATCGTGACGGTCGCGAGAAACGGCTTGGCCTTGCGCTTGCGATCATTGCCGAGCGCTGTCGGCACATGGGCGTCGCTCGCCACCATGTCCTTGAAAAGTTTCACGGCGCTTTGACAATACGCACGCCGATATGGCGCTCACTGAGGTAGGCGATCAGCTCGTCGCCATGGGCTTCCAGCAGGATCGCCATCAGCGATGGGCCGCCGATCTTTTCGACGAAACCCCCGGTGCCGTCGGACGCCGCGCCGAATACGGTGCCGGTCACGACGTAGCCAGCCGTCAACACAGGCTTGTCGGCATGTTCCTGCCGGAGGATGCGGCCGTCGGGCGCCTTGATTTCGAACAGTTTCACGCGCCGCCTCCAGCATCTGCCGTCTCTGGTTTTTTGCCCTTGCCGGGCTTCTTGCCGCTCCGCACGTCCGGCGGGTTCTTGTTGTTCGCCGCATTCGCCGCAGCCGTGATCACGTCGCGCGCGGCCTGCATGGCTTCCGGCGAGGTCTCTTCCGGCATGCCGCCGGCCTCGCGCAAGAACTTCTGCAGATCGTCATCCGGAAACAGCGGCATCCCGGCGAGTTTTAGGTTGGCGAGGTAAGCGCCCAGGCTGTCGAGATCGAGCCGCTGCGCCATGTCGGGCTTGAAGCTCGGCATCAGATCGAGATCGTCGCCGTTCAGTTTCCACAGCCTCGGCAGCGCGTAGCGATTGAGCACGGCCGCCTGAGAGTTCAGCCAGCCCTCGATCGCCTGGTAGAACATGTCCACCTTGGTGACCGCGAGATTGTTGGTGCCGCGGATTTCGTGGCCCATCTGGATGAAGTCCGCCAGAACGGTCATCATGATGTCGATCTTGTAGCGGCCGATCACCACATTGGAGTCGGTGCCCTTGCCTGCGCCATGCTGCGGCGTCAGGAACTCGAGCTCGTACATCCGGTTGTTGGTTGGCTTGCCGTCGGCGCCGGCGTAGACGTCGGACGGCAACACGAGGCCCATCTGCTCATCGACGCGAATGTTGGTCGCGATCTTCTTGTACGCATCATAGGCCGCGGCGGCTTGCGGATTTGCCGGCGCGCCGTCGGAGCCCACAGCGGTGGCACTCTCGACCAGCTCGCTCGGCAGGTAGATGACCGGAAAACCATTCATCCGCTCGATCGAGACGGCTTCCAGTTCCTCCAGCCGCTTGATGAAATAATACGGCCGGTAGGCATTGCGCAGGATCGAGCGGCCTTCCGGGTTGTTCTTGTGCATCCCGGCGCGAAACAGCAGCGATTTCTCGATCGGCAGGTCCAATAGGCCGCCGGCATACGGCTGCTGCGTATAGCCCTTGACCTGCCCGTTGGGATCGAAAAACCACTTGGTGATGGTGTCTTGCGCGCGGATCGGCAGCCGGCGCCAGCCGATCTTGCCGTCCGCATATTTCGACGACCCCATGTCGGCTTGAGGCTTGGGGCCCGGCCTCGAATGAGGCCGATCGCCGAGACGGCGCTTGTAGACGATCTCGTGGACCGAAAACCCGTAACCCAGCATCGACAGGGCTTCGACGACGAAGTCTTCCCACGTATGGGACATGTCGATCATCAGGCTTTCGACGAACTCGGCGGCGGCCTTGGCTTCCGCCTTGTCACTCGCCGGCTCTACACGCCAGGTGACGCGGCGCATCGCTTGCGTAACCGCGAAGATGATCGCACCGACGACGCTCGAATTGTCGAGCATCTCGCGATAGACGCGCTGCGCCTCGCGACCGGCAAGCTGCTTTAGGAATTCTTCACGGACGTAACCGGAGAAGGCGCGAAGGCCGTAGGATCCGAGGTCGTCGAATATCTGGCGGCGCTGCATCTGCGGCGCATCGCCGATGCTGCCGCCGCCCAGCATCGGGTCTTTGGTCAGCGCCGCCATGCACCATTACCCCGGAATATTGCGCGCCTGCGACGACGAGAATGGCATCACGATCGGGACGGACGGCGGCATGGCCACCAAGCGCGCGAACGCGCCTGACGTGGCGTCGACCTGGTCCTTTAGCGTCCCCGACGGGAACGCGCACATCTCGTCGAGATAGGCTTCGTTCCAGTCACCCATGACGATCGAGACGTTGCCGGCTTCGCACTGGTTTGCAAACGGCTCCGCGCGCATGAACTTGTCGCCGTCACCGCGCTCAGGTCTGGCGCCCACAGTGTAGCCGGCGAGCATTGCCACGTAGTCTTGCGCTTGTGTTTTGCCGCCCTGCCCGGGATCCTGCGGCAGCGAGATTTCGACGGCTTTACCGTCGCTGATCGCCGCCGCCATGATCGTCTGGCGGACGACGTTGCCCTCTTCTCGGATCGTCACCGCATGAGCGATGATGAAGCGTCCGTCTGGCGTGCGGCCAAGCTTGACACCGGCTGTGCGGGCAGCCGACTTGCGTTTGGACGCAGCCAGGTCCCAATGTCTCACAAGGCGCGTGCCCGGCGGGATAACATTGATGAATTTCGTGAACCAGTGCCGCTTGAACAGTCCGCCTTCGCGCGGTGTCGGTCGCTGCTGCCATTGCCCGGCGACCGCATAGGCCGTCATCGCATTGCGATCGCGTTCGACCGCGACGCGCGGCGATCGTTCCGGGAATAGCAGTTCGCCTTCGACCTTGCGCGGATCGCGCCCGAACGGCGTGATGCAGGGATTGTCCGCCTCATACTCCATCGGCAGGCGGATATGCGTGTAGCCGAGCTTCAGATCGATCGTGACGCCCGACAGGTCGCTCGAATGCAGCCGCTGCATGATCAGCACGATCGCGGTCTTGACCGGATCGTTGACGCGCGAGGTGACGGATTCCCGAAAATCGCGGATCGCCTTGTTGCGGTCGTTCTCGCTGTCGGCTGAATCAACCGAATGCGGATCATCGATCAGGATACGATCGGCGCGCTTGCCGGTCAGCGACCCGAACGGGATGGTTTCGCGAAAGCCGCCGGCTTCGTTCTCGAGGTAGGCTTCCGAGGTCCGCGTCAGTTTCAGCGGCCACAGCGACTGATACCAGTCGCTTTCGATCAGCCGCCTGGTGCGCCGGCTGTCGCGCTTGCAGTTGTCGAGCCGGAACGAGGTCGCGACATATTGCATGTGCGGCAGGCCGCACGCACCCCATTCCCATGCCGGCCAGAACACGGTCAGCAGCAGCGACTTCATCATGCCCGGCGGGATGTTGATCAGCAGGCGATTGTCTTTGCCGATCGCCAGCAGCTTGCCGTAGGTGATGGCCTCAAGATGAGCGCAGATAAAATCGACGTGCCAGCCGTGTATGTAGGGCATCGATTGATGCAGGATTGACCAGGCTTCGCGAACAAAACCCGCGAGCGTCTCGCAGCGCTTACGCACCGCCGCGATCGAATGATCCTCTTCGGCGCGCCGTTTCGCCAGCTGGCGGCGCTCAATCTCCGCTCTGATCTGTGTGAGCGACGGAGCGGCGCGCGTTCGCGGCGCGTTGGATGGCTTCGAGCTGGAGAAGTTCATCGTCGGTGTAGCCAGTCACGTCCTCGACCTGGACAGGTCCGCCGTTCGGACCGGACAATTCCTTTTTGCGCGGCGCTTTCAGCCCGTACATGTCGCGCAGCTGCGCCAGCGCCTGCAGCGGATCGTCGCGGGTGAATTCGACCATCATTCCGGTTTCGCGGTCGAACTTGAAGCCGGTCACCGCGATCGATTGAGCGGAGGCCTTCAGCGCTTCCCAGTCGATCCCGACGATGCGGGGAACCTTTTTGCCGTCGATCTCGACCGTTCCGAGGATTGCAAACTGCGCCAGCACATCGAGCGTCGCCGATCGCATCAGCCGGTCACGGACGAAATTCCGCGTTGCGGCGATCACCTCGGCGTCATCAGCGGCAAGGAACGCCTTGCGCGCCAGCACTTCCGGATGTCGATCGAGCCGTGCTGCGTTGCCCGCCAGGATCGGCTTGCCGCCCTTGGCGTGAAAGCCCGCTTCGTTCGCAGCCGCGCGCGTTGGCACGCCGATGACGCGAAGCTGCGAAAAGCGCTCATAGCGCTCGTCGCGCAGCGGAACCGAGGGGTCGAAGTCTGTCGATAGCGCCTGTCGAGCCATAACTGAATCACGCTGAATCAGACCGGTTCATCAACGTGGCGTTTTAACGTTCATGCCTCGTTGTTCCGGCAGGAAAAAGGCCGCTTGCGGAGGGCGAATTCAACAAGCGGCCCAAGTCTAGGGAGGAAACGCCCAAGGAGGGCGGTAACCCGAAGGTCACCCATCTATGTCGGCAGAAATGAAAAAGCCGAGGCGATTTGCCCCGGCTGATTTTCCCACGTGCCCCGACGACAGCTCGAAAAGCTGCCGTTTTGAAACGATCCTCAGACCGCCGCCGAGAGACTTGGGCACGTATCCCCTTGGCAGAGGGCGCCGCTTACATCCGCTCGATCTGAAACGAAAAGACCGTGATCGGCATCTTCCGTCCCATCGCATCTACCTCAACAATGATTCGCCCCTCGCGTGCAAGCTTTGTGATCTTGCCGGGAGGCCAGCGACCGTCGAGATCGTCGATAAACCGCACCCTTTCCCCAACTTTAAGTTTGTGAAGAGGGTTTTTCGATGGCGTGTTGAGGCCGACCTCGATCCGCTGAATGACGCGGACGTCGGCATCATCGATCACAAATGGCGCGCCCGAATAGGTGCGGTGAAAGTCGATCGCGCCAACGATCCGGTGCAACAGGCCTTCCATGTCCGGTGCGGCATTGACCGGCACGAAGATCAGGCCCGGCAGAATGCCGACACGCTTGACCCGACGCCCGGTGAAGCCGTTGCTCACCTT